CACCTTGGACAGTACCTTGCGGGCCATGCGCTCCTCGGGCATCCCGTACGCCCCCTTCAGGTACTCGTAAATCTTGTTGCGGCTGCTCGGGGTCTCGATGTTGAAGCAGTACTCGTCCTCCCCCACGTAGATGCTCGTCAGGCGCGTCATGTGCTTGCCGCAAAGCTCAAGCCCGAGCGCCACCGCCTTGGCGAAGGGGTACTCGTTCGCCTTGCGGAAGAAGAAGTACTCGGGGGTGCTCATCCGCTCGTGCGGGGCATTGTAGACGAAGGAGTTGGGCGGGACGGAGCCTTCCCAGATTACCGAGCCTCCGACCTTGACGCCGAACATCTCTGCGATGCGCTCGAACGCCTCCGCCTCGGTCGCGCTTCCTGCAAGAACCTGTACTTCGATGTCTTCCATGTCCTGTTCCTTTCTGACGCCACCCGATGCAGCGTCTCACATCGGGCACCCGTGTGGGTACCCGTGGCGAGGCGTTGCGTCGCTCCTACCTGTACATCGTCCTATACGCGTCGAAGAGGTACTGGCTCGTGTCCTCGTCGCGCTCCTCGAGCTGGTCAAGCTCGAACTCGATGACCGCGATTGCCGTCCTCCTGTCGGTCGCACCCTCGGCCCGCATCATGGCTATCAGGGAATTCCTGTACCCGATGTACTCGCCCTCGTAGATTCCGTACTTGACGGCCTCCCTCACCTTCTGCTTGTTCGCCCTGCCTTCGAGCGTCTCCTCGGCGAAGCTGAGGAATCCGTTCCGTGCCCCGCGCAGCGATTCGAGGATGGCTGCCCCGGGAGTGGTTCCGACGACCTTGCCGAAAGCCAGCGTGGTCTCCTTGACGCCACGTCCTGTCTGCCTTGTCTCTGTGGTGTTCATGTTCTCCTCACGTTCCTTTGCGTTCGATGCCATCAGGGGGAATGCCCCGCCGTGGCGGGGCGCATGGTCTAGCGGGTCATCAGGTCTCGCCTCGTGGCTCCCACGGTGGCGCGGAGCCTGCGTGCGACCTCCAACTTGCAGCAGTTGTGTGCTATGAGTTCCGTGTCTTCCTTGCGGCAGTGCCTCAACATGCTCGCTGCCGACTTCTCGTAGTTCTCCACGAGAATCAACAGGTCGTCGAGCGTCGCGCTCCTCACCGTCTCGCGGTGCTCCCACCACGTGATATCGTAGAACAGCCCGTTCATCACGTCGCGGTAGACCCGAATCTCGGTCTCTTTGAAGATTCGCATTGCCTTCTTGGTGACCATGTCCGCTCACTTTCCGGGGTACTTCCGTTTCCCCCTCATCAACTGACTTGATAGTACCACATTCGGTATACAACTGTCAACCCGTCACACGCCTCCACATATGGCACACAACTGTCAACAGCCACGGAAAAACGGCGGGGCGACCATCGCCACCCCGCCCCAGCCCCCTAGCAGGCCGCCTCCCGCTGGGCCTTGCACAGGCCGTCCTCACCGACCGTGAAGCGGTCGTAGTACTCGGTCACGCGCTGGTCGTCCTCCGGGAGTGCGAGCAGCACCTCCTCGTAAGCGTCCATCGCATACCCGTTGGCCTCGCCCCACGGGCAGAAGACCATCGGACGGAGGATTTGGAGCTTCTCCTCCGTGGTGTAGGCCATGGCCTCCACGAGGAGGTCGAGCACCTCCTTGCAGGGCGTCTCCCTCGCAAGGTCAGCCAGTGTCTTGTGCAGAAGCGCGTTGGTGATGAAGTCGTTCATGGTGGCTCCTTTCGGGGTACTTCCTTTTCCCCCTCAACTAGTTTGATTGTACACCCTCGGTAACCATCCGTCAACCCGAATGGCCATCGTCACACGTTCTACATATGGAAACCGGCTCCTGAGACACCTCTAGAAGCCGGTTTCCGGGCAAAAACCACCTACCACCCATTCAGTCAACATCGGCCCAGTAGGACACCTCTCATGGCCTCAGAGGGGCATTCTCGGTACACCTAGGCTCACGCAACATCCCCGTGCATGGCCCTGTAGTACGGGCACCACGCCCTCACGTCGCAATAGCCCTCGCACTTCGCGTCCTCGCCGGGTCGGTGCTCCACCCAGAGGTTGTTGAGACCGAAGGTTCCCTCGCGGCCCTCGATGTACGCGTCCGCCTCCTCGGGGGAGTCAAACACCCGCACCGCCTTCTTGACGCTTCCCTTCTTGACCGCCCACTTGTCGTCACGACGCCACCTCTGCTCGGGGCTGCACGGGACAAGCTCGTCGTCGGGGAGAGCCTCCTGCTCCGCCACCTCGTCGAACCAGTCGGTGATGCGCTGCTCGACCTCGTCGAAGTCATCCTGCGTGAAGTCCCACCTGATGCGGTGCACGGGATGCGGGGGATAGCCGTCTGCGGCCTTGAACTTCGCGTCGCGCTTGGAGTGGTCCTTCATGATGGCGACAATCTCCCCGGCCCTCGCATCGAAGCCGCATCTTCTGAGGAGCCAGCAATACATGAGCGTCTGGCTGCGCCAGTCATCGAACTCCCCGAACTTCACCTTCCAGACCGAGCACGTCTTGTAGTCGGTCACCGTGCCCGTGGCATCGTCGTACAGGTCGAAGATTCCGCTCAGCGTGTAGCCGTTGGGAAGCTCCACCGCCAGCTTGTTCTCCTTGATTTGGGTGTCGCTCTCGCTCGCCTCCTCGAGAATCTTGTGGACGGCGCTGCCGAAGATGGCCCAAACCATGTCAGCCACGTCGGTGTCCGTCTCGTCGCCGTGCCTCTTGCCCAGCACGGCCTCGCACGTGCCTCCGAGCACGCGGGTGACGCTGTAGCGCTTGGGGGTGTACGAGTACCTCCCCGACACAGCGTCCACGAACGGCTGCGGAAGCCCAAGCTCGTTCCTCATGTCAGTCTCCTTTCCGCCCTATGCGGGCCAGCCCTCGGTCTCGTACGAGTGGTCCTCAGCTACGCATTCGTTGAGGATTTCCCACCAGTCGGCCATGGTCTCGCCCTCGTAGAGGTCAACCGCCTCAGTCCAGAATGCCTGTCTCTCGGGGGACAGCTCGTCCCACGTCCTGCGCCTGTCCATGGTTTCTCACGTCCTCTCAGGGGCGGCGGGGTCTCCCCCGCCACCCGACAACGTTCCCTACAGGGCCTCGACCTCAGCAAGGCACATGTCCATCAACTCCGCGAGCGCCCTCACCCCGTCCTGAAGGTTCAACCCCTCGATGGTCTCGGGGGTGAAGCCGAACGCGTCAGCACGCTCGATTCCCGAGTCGGAAACCATCCTGCGGACGGCCTCCTTGGCCTTGCGAAGCCTGTTGTTCATGCTCAGAATCTCGAACCTCAGCTCATCGTTGGACATGGCACGCTCCTTTCGCGAGGGTACTTCCGTTTCCCCTCCCCACAGTCAGAATAGTATCACCTTGGTAACCACGTGTCAACCGCCTAGGATGCCTCCACACAGCCACCACAAACGTCAACTGAACGCCTCGGAGAAGAGGGCCTCAAGTCCCCTCTCGGCATCGGTGAAGGCTATGCCCAAGAAGCCGAGGCCACCGTTGGCCGCCGGGTGGTACCTGCCCCCAAGCTCCTGCTCGATGGAATACGGTACGTCGGTTCCCACCACAAGCTCGTCGTCGGCAACCTCGTACGTTATGGAGTCCCTGAGGTTGCCCGTGAGGACTGGGGCGTACTCCTTGGCCCGCTCCATGATGTCGATGCCCATCTTCTCGAGACCGTCCGTCACCGCCTCGGATATGGATGACACGACCTCCGACGTGTTGTCGTTCTCGATGTGCGCCTCCATCAGTATCATGAGACCTCGATTCCTCCCGGGCCTGCCATAATCTCGGACGAGTCGAGAGGCTGGTACTGCTTCTCGGCCCTCGCCTTCTCCGCCTCGTATATGACCGTGTCCTCGATGCGCTGCTTGCGGCTCTTCTCTCGGTTCTCGATGACCATCTGGTACTCCTCGGGCGTGAGGTTCGGGAACTTCCTGATGATTGTCGCGTCATCGAGGTACCCGGATTCGAGCATGAGAATCTGCACCTGCTCGCGGACGTTGCTGATGCGCATCCTCCTGAAGAGCGGCGCGTCGTCTATGCCTTGGAGCGAGAGGAGGTTGATTATCGCGTCGGAAATCCAGTGCTCGAAGTCAGCCGCGTTCTCGTCGAGGGGCTGGTATGCGGCGTCTATGTGGTCGTTCGTGGCCGTGACGGAAATCTCGTGAACGTCGAGCGCCCCGAAGTCCTCGAATATCCTCTGCCTGATGAGCTTGAGGAAGAGTTCCCTGCTCGCTATCGGAACGTCCTGCGTGTACGGCGTGACCCTGCCGCCTGCCGAGCTGTCGATGTTCGCTATGTGGTTGAGCTTGATGCGCTCCAAGAACTGCATGAGTTCGTCGTCCTCCATGCCGCCGTAGTTCTCGACGA